GTATTAAGAATCAAAGACTTACAGGACAGAGACGCAGAGCAAGTATTCACACGATATGCAGCAGAATTATCAGGCAGAAATGCACTTGCTAAAGTAGGAATAAAATCAGAAAGAAGTTTTAACAAATTACTTGATAGAAATTTAGCAGAAGCAGCAGATAGAGAAGGTAACGCTGGAAAAGCAAGAGCAGAAAAAGATAATCTGGTTGCACAAACTATCTTCAATATGATTATCAATAGACGTGCGCCATTGGCAGCTGATGCACAAGGTAATTTTGCTAGGTCAGCTAGGCTTGTTCAAGATTATAATTTTATAAGATTAATGAACCAAGTAGGTTTTGCCCAAATAGCAGAATTAGGAAATGCTCTAGCGATTGGTGGTTTTAGAGGTGTTTTGCAATCTGTGCCTTCTATAAAATCAATGTTAAAAAGAGCAAGAAATGGCGAAATAGAAGACCCAGTAATGAGAGACCTTGAAAGTGTTTCTGGTATCGGCTCAGACAGATTGACAATGCAAGCAATGAATAAAGCAGATACGATAGGTGTTTTTAGTGAGGGCAGAGGAGATTTAATAGATAAAGCATTATTCGGTGGGCAACCCCTTAAAAGAATTACGGCTGACATATCTGGAATGGCCCCAGTAACATTAGCCTTAGAAAGAATGGCAGCGCGTATTGCAGTACAAACATTAACAGATGTCGCGTTTCGTAGCAAAAAACTTTCACGAGCAAGATTGGCTGGTCTAGGTTTAAGTGAAGAAATGTCAGAAAGAGTTTTCAATCAAATTAAAAAAAATGCAATAACACAGCCTTCAACGTTGTTTAGAAATAAAAAAATAAAAGCCATAAATCTTGCACAATGGGATGACACAGAATCAAGAGATGCGTTTACAGTTGCTATTGCACGATGGACAAGAAGAAGCATACAACAAAATGACGTGGGTAATTTAAATTTATATATGACTTCTACTATGGGTCAGATACTTACACAGTTCCGCACATTTATGCTTGTATCTCATGCCAAACAATTTTTACACAACATCAAAGCTAACGATTTTAAAGCATATTCAGCAATGATGTATTCAGCAACATTTGCTGGTTTGTCTTACATGGCACAACAACAAGCAAATGCGATTGGAAGAGAAGATAAAGAAGAGTTTTTAAAAAAAAGATTATCAGCAGAATCTATAGCAAAAGCATCTTTTCAAAGAAGTTCTTGGGCTGCATTGTTTCCTGGTCTAATTGATACAGGGGCTGCTTTCTTTACTGATGACCCAGTTTTTGCATATAGAAGCACAGGGTTAGATACACAATTCATAACAGGAAACCCAACAGTCCAATTAATTAGTAAGGGTATTGGTAGCGCACAAGCTGTTTCTCGTTCCATAATAAACCCGGATTTACAATTTTCACAAGGAAATCAAAGAGCATTAAATACTATAGTTCCATTCAACAATGCTTTGGGTATTAAAAATGCTTTAAACAAGTTAGTTGATATGCGTCCAGAGAGTACAAAAGTAGAGTAGCACTTTGCTGACACATAAAAATAAGGTATAAGGATTTAAGTAGGAGTAGATATGACAGTCAGTAGCACTACAACAAAAGTCAGCTATAGTGGTGATGGCACTACCTCTGCTTTTGCCTATAGTTTCAAGATATTCCTAGATACAGAATTAAAGATTGTTATTAGAACAGATAGCACTGGTGCAGAAGTTACCAAAACAATCAACACAGATTATCTTGTAAGCAATGCTGGTGAGCAAGATGGTGGCACTGTTACGTTTAAGTTTGATACTGGTAATTCTGATGATAGTAATTACGATACAACGGACAGAAGACCACAAAGCGGTGAGACTCTTTTAATAAAACGTGTAATGACACTTACACAAAATACAGACTATACACCCAATGATAGCTTCCCAGCAGCTTCACATGAAGATGCATTAGATAAACTCACATTTATAAATCAACAGCAACAAGAAGAGTTAGACAGAACATTTAAGTTTGCAGAAACTGATACAGGTTCAATAACCATACCTACCTCAACAGAGAGAGCTAGTAAGTATCTGGGCTTTGATGGAAGTGGTGATGTTATTGCGGTGGCTGGAACAGCAGATGTAACACCAATATCCACGTTTGCTGCTACTATTGTAGATGATACGAGCGCATCTGCGGTAAGAACAACTATCGGGCTTGGTAGTTTAGCAACTCTAAATACAGTAGGCTCATCACAGATAGATGCTAATTCAGTCACAGCAAGTGAACTTAATATATCTGGCAATGGTAGTTCTGGGCAATCAATTGTTTCAGATGCAGACGGCTCTTTTAGTTATTCGACTATTTTTCCTTTTGTAGCTGGTATGGTTATTCCCTTTGCTGGGTCATCTGCCCCCACAGGGTTTTTATTGTGTGGCGGTCAAGCTGTAAGTCGCACAACTTATTCTGATTTGTTTGCAGTTGTTGGAACGACGTATGGTGTTGGTGATGGCTCGTCTACATTTAATCTACCAGACTTACAAGGTCGTGTAGTTGCTGGTAAAGATGATATGTCTGGGTCATCTGCCAATCGTTTGACTGACCAGACAGGTGGTTTAAATGGCGATACATTAGGTGATACTGGCGGTACAGAATCACATACATTAACCACTGCACAACTACCAGCGCACAGTCATGGTACAGTAGTAACTGCCGTAACTCCAAGTTTTAAAACTAACACTGGGGATGGTAGTGCGTCTGTGGTTCAAAGTATAAGTGTATCTTCGGGAGCTACAAACACAGGTTCTGGTAGCGCACACAACAACGTACAGCCAACAATCATTCTCAACTACATTATAAAGATATAAAGCCATGACAGTTACAACAACCACAACGACAAATACATATACAGGCGATGGGTCTACCACTGCTTTTAGTTTTACCTTTGAGATATTAGAAACAACAGATATCAAGGTAATTGTTGTAACAACAGCAACAGGTGCAGAGTCTGTTAGGTCTATAGGTACAGGTAGTACAAACTATGCAGTAACTGGCACTGGTAATGTTAATGGTGGTACAGTCACTTTCGTTACTGCTCCTACGGCAAGTCAAACTGTATTCTTAATGCGTAATATGAGTTTTACACAGCCTACTAATTACAGAGTAAACGACCCATTCCCAGCAGAAACACATGAAAATGCTTTAGATAGAATGGCATTGCAAATACAGCAGATAGGAAGACGATTAGATAGAGCCTTACTTAGACCAGAATCAGATACAACATCCGGCACATTGCCACATAACATTGACCTCAAGGGTGGTGTGTTAAAATTTAATTCTAGCAGTGGTGTGCCAGAGGCAGATAGCACCCTTACATCTGTTGCAACTACATCCGTAAATGGATTGATGTCTAGCAGTGATAAGGCAAAACTAGACGGTATTGAAGCAAGTGCCACAACAGACCAGACTGCAAGTGATATAAGAACACTTGTTGAAAGTGCAAGTGATAGTAATGTATTTACAGATGCAGACCATACTAAGTTAAACGCTATAGAAGCATCTGCAACGGCTGACCAAGATGCATCTGACATAAGAGCATTAGGTTTTTTTGATACATCTAATGATGGCGCATCATCTGGATTAGATGCGGATAAATTAGATGGGCAAGAAGGTAGTCATTATTTAGATGCTGGTAATCTTACAGGCGCAGTAGCAAATGCCAGGCTAGATGCACAGCTACAAGATGTGGCTGGATTAGCTGTTACAGATAGTGGGTTTATTGTAGGTGATGGGTCTAACTTTGTGCTTGAAACTGGTGCTACGGTTAGAACATCACTTGGGCTTGGTACGGCTGCTACGTTAGATACTGGCATATCAAATACAAATGTGCCTAAGTTTACGAGCGGTGTAGCAGATGATGACTTTTTGCGTGTAAATGGTACAGCAATAGAAGGACGCTCTGCTGCGGAAGTATTGTCAGACATTGGCGGTATTACAGCTAGTTCTACAGATACTCTGACAAACAAAACGATTGATGCATCACAACTATCAGGCACGGTCTTAGATGCACGATTACCAGATTCTATATCCAGCAACATAACAGGCAATGCTGCTACAGCCACGCTTGCATCTACTGCAACGGTAAGTGATAGCACAGCTAATACAAACTTCCCTGTGGTGTTTCACGATGAATCAAATGCTTTGTTAGATGATACTGGTGCATTACGATACAACCCAAGCACAGGCGAGTTACTTGTGCCAAAATTAACAGTAGCTGGAACAACAACGACTGTTGATACAGTTACAATGAACGCAGCTAATGCAATCGTGTTTGAGGGTGCTACGGCTGATGCCTTTGAGACTACGCTTACAATACAAGACCCAACTGGTTCTGATAAAACTATTACACTTCCAAATGCCACAGGCACTATTCTGTTAGCTGATGGAGATGGCTCTAGTCTTACCAATGTAAACGCTACCACCCTTGATAGCGTAGACAGTACATCATTCTTGCGCAGTGATGCGGCAGATGTAAAAACAAGTGGAAATTTAAGATTTAACGATAGCGTAAAAGCAACATTTGGAACAACAGATGATGATTTACAAATATTTCACTCAGGTACAAACTCATTTATTCAAGATTTAGGAACAGGAAATCTTTATATTACGAGCAATGGTACGCAGATTTTATTAAGAAACACAGCAGATAACGAAGATTTAGCTAAGTTTATTAATGGTGGCGCAGTGGAACTATACCATGACAATAGCAAGAAGCTAGAGACTACATCAAGCGGTGCGACAGTAACAGGGGTGCTTACTGCTGATGGCTTAGACTTAGGTGATAGTGAGAAAATACGACTAGGTGCATCTCAAGATTTAGAGATATATCACGATGGCTCAAACAGTTTCATTAACGATGTTGGAACTGGAAGTGTTGTAATGAGAACGAATGGTAGCTTCTTTCAGTTTGATACACCTTCAACAGTTATGGCTAAATTTATTAAAGATGGGGCAGTAGAATTAAGGCATAACAATAATCTCAAGTTTTCAACTTCTAGCACTGGTGCGACAGTAACAGGAGTGCTTACTGCTGATGGCTTAGACTTAGGTGATGATGAGAAAATACGACTAGGTGCTTCACAGGATTTAGAGATATTTCACGATGGTTCTAATAGTTTTATTAAAGATACTGGTACTGGTGATTTAGTAATAGAAGCAACGCATCTTAGATTTAGGGCGGCTAATGGTGAAACATACTTTCTTGGAACAGCTAATGGTGCAGTAGAACTTTACTACGACAACAGTAAAAAGATTGAAACTACATCTACTGGTGCGACAATCACAGGCACAGCTAAAGCTACCACAGCATTTCAAGTTGATGGTGCATCTTCTGGAAGCGGATTATTCGGTGCGTCAGGTTCATCTGGTGGCGCAAAAATTAATGCCAGTGCAGGAAGTGACGCTACAACTTTTATAGATTTTGATGCTCCTGATATTAGTGCTAGTGGGGGTGATATATTTTATAGGTTTGGACGAGGTACTACAGAAGCCACTGATGAATTAAGTGCATTAGTTTTTTATGCACATGATAGTGGTAATAATCCTGTTTTCCAAGTTACAACAAACTCTGATCTAACATTAACTTCTTATGATGCTGGTTCATCAGAGAACCCCACACTAGATTTATACAGAAACAGTGCAAGTCCTGCCACAAATGATAAACTTGGTCATATCAATTTTAGTGGTGAAAATGATGCTGATGAGAAAATCGTATATGGAGAAGTGGAGGGTCAAACTACATCAGCCGCAGATGGTAATGAGTACGGTGCTGTTAATATAAGTGCAATGATAAATGGCACATTCACACAACATTACAGTGCTATTTTTGGAGAAAATAGATTCAGTAGAAACATTCGCTTAAATACTGGAATTAATTTATTGTTTGAGGGGGCTACGAATAATAACAACGAAACGACCCTGACTGTCACCGACCCCACAGCAGACCGCACCATAACATTACCTGATAGCACAGGCACTGTTCAATTAACTAGTTCATCAGACAGACGTTTAAAGAAAAACATAGAACCAGCATCATCTGCATCTCAGAAAATAGATGATATCAATGTCTATCAATTCGACTGGATAGAAGATAACAAGCATGAAGATTTCGGTGTCGTAGCACAGGAGATGCAAGAGGTATTTCCTGACTGTGTAGCAGTACAAGACCCAGAGACAGGCTATCTTGGAATAGATTACAGCAAGCTCGTTCCTGTGTTGTTAAAAGAATTAAAAGATTTAAGGGCAAGAGTTGCTGATTTAGAGAATAAAGATGGATAAGTTAACAGCACATGAAATGATTTGTGAAGAACGCTACAAAGGTCTAGTTGAGAAATTAGAGGACATGAACAAGCGTATGTGGCGGTTAGAAGGATTGACGATGGTATCAACAATAGCGGTGGTAGGAGCAGCTGTAACAGTGGTTACGTTGATAGTGTAATGGTTGACCCAATTTCAGCAATGGCAATCGCTGGTACTGCTTTTAATGCTTTAAAAAAAGGTGTATCCATTGGTAGAGACATCGAGAGCATGGGCAAAGACCTCTCTCGATGGATGTCTGCTGTATCTGATGTAGATAGAGCGCATCATGAGGCAAAAAACCCACCTATATTTAAAAAACTATTTAATGGTGCATCTGTTGAGCAAGAAGCTATAGAGTTATTTACTCAGAAGAAACAACTTGAAAATCAAAGAGATGAATTGCGTAAGTTAATATCTTCTATGTGTGGGCCTAGTGCTTGGCAAGAACTCATTCGTATGGAAAAAGATATTAGGCAACAACGCAAAGAAACTATTTACAAGCAACGTGAAGCTCGTAAACATTTCATGGAAGCAATAGCAATTATATTTTTAGGAATAACTATTGTAGGTTTCTTTGTCTTAATACTTTATCTTTGGCATAACAAAGGCTAGACATGATACAAAAGAAATTAGAAAAAGATAGTAAATACAGTTACTTAGATGTAGATGGTGACGGTATAGTTGATGATGATGAAATGCGTTTACATGACATGGAGATGCAAGACAGAAAAGAAAATGCACAACTCCGCAAACTAACAGCACAAAGACGCATGGCAACAGCCGTGTTATGTTTTATGGCTGTATATACTTTGTTAATGTTTGCGCCTTTTGTTCCTGATACACGTATCAAACTACTTACTGATTTGTCAAACTTGCTGTATATAACAGGCGGTGGTATAGTAGGAGCATACATGGGTGTTAGCGCATGGCTGAGTAAAAAATGATAGAAATACACCACAATGCAGAGATAGCGTGGGTGCTTGTGGTAGCAGTGTGGGGTAACAACGGTATAGATTGGCATCCTATTGGTCAGATGGTATTGCAACAACCTATGTTAGAACAGCAATGTAATTGGTTAGCAAGAGATGAAATGTGGGAACAATTTTATGGTAACCAATATTACAAAATGACTGCTCAATGTTATCCAGAGGAGTAGCAAATGATACAAGCATTGATAGGGCCAGTAACAGGATTATTAGATAAGTTTGTTGAGGACAAAGACCAGAAGAACGCACTTGCCCATGAAATCGCCACACTCGCAGAAAAACAAGCGCACGAAGCGCAACTCGCCCAAGTCGAAGTCAACAAAGCAGAAGCCCAGCACAGGTCAATATTTGTTGCTGGATGGCGTCCCTTTACAGGATGGGTCACTGCGTTCGCGCTTGCGTACCACTTTATCATTACTCCGTTTATTCTTTTCGCAACTGCGATTGCTGGTATTGAAATACCTGAACTACCTAGTTTCGACATGGAAACCTTAACAACTATTCTGCTTGGAATGTTAGGTCTTGGTGGTATGCGTAGCTTCGAGAAGTTTAAAGGAGTATCTAAATGAGAAAGTTTGCTAAAGTTGCTAAGACAAAAAAAGGTGTGCCAAAGAAATATGTTAAGGGTGCAAAGAACCCTAAGAAAAGAGAAGCAGAGATAAAGCGTACCTCAAAGTTATATAGACAGGGTAAACTTACACCAGCTATGATGGATAGAATTAGTAAGCAGAGGAGCAAAGGATGAGCAAAGCAGCCGTTGTAGCAAAGTATTCTAAGTCATCTGGTATATCTAAAGGCACGTTAGGTAAGGTATATCAAAGAGGATTAGGTGCATATTATTCTAGCGGTAGTAGACCTAAAGTATCAGCACATCAGTGGGCAGCTGGGCGTGTTCGCTCATTTGCAACAGGCAAGGGTGGCGCACGTAAAGCAGATGCTGATTTAACTAGAGGTGGTAAAAAGAAAAAGGCAAAAAAGAAATGATGACGAAACAGCAAAAGGCAAAGGTCAAAAAGGTAGCTTCTGGCTTGCGTAAAGCATCACGTTCTCATGCAGGACAAGCTAAATCACTACAATCTTTATTGAAAAAGAAAGGTAAGAAATAATGCCAGGTAAAAAACTATCGCCGAAACAAAAAAAACTTGCTCAAGTAGCATCACCGCGCAATAAAATAACTGGTGCTGATTTTAAGAAACTTAAAAAGAAAAAGAAATGAACCTTGATAAATTAAGAGAAGAGTTAGCTGAAGATGAGGGGTGTAAGTACGAGATATACCTTGACCATCTGGGCTTACCTACATTTGGTATCGGACATTTAATTACCAAAGATGACCCAGAATGTAGCATGGGAGTTGGCACAGTTATAGAACAAAGCCGTGTACAATCAGCATTTAATCTTGATATAACAGTTACTATAGAAGATTGTCATAGGTTATATAAAGATTTTAATGAGTTACCAGAAGAAGTTCAGTTGATAGTTGCAAACATGATGTTTAATCTAGGCTATCCAAGGCTATCTAAGTTCAAGGGCATGAAGGCAAATGTAGATGCAAGAGATTGGTCTGGTGCAGCAGATGAAATGGTTGATTCAAGATGGTACACACAAGTAACAAACAGAGCTAGACGTTTGGTAGATAGAATGAGACAGGTAGATGGTAGCGAAACGGTTTCAGAATCCTAGCGGTGGTTTAAACAGGGCTGGTAGAGCGCACTTCAAGCGCACTACTGGTGCTAATTTAAAACGTCCTGTAAAGTCCGGGGACAATCCAAGACGTGCTAGTTTTTTGTCAAGAATGGGTAATATGAAAGGGCCAGAACGTGACAGTAAGGGAAAGCCTACGAGATTACTACTTAGCCTTCGTGCGTGGGGTGCAAACAGTAAAGCTGATGCTCGTAAAAAAGGGGCATCAATCAGCAAACGCAACAAAGCCAAGAAGTAAAGAGGTCGCGTACCTCAAAGGAAAGAAAGAAAAGGAGACTGATATGCCAATGGGTAAAGGTACATATGGTTCTATTAGAGGTAGACCAAAGAAGTCACAAGCTATGAAAAAGCAAGCTGCGACTGCTATGGCTATGAAGAAAGCTAAGAAGAAGCCTAAGAAGAAGATGTAACGGTGGAGTAAAACTTTTCCTTAAATTTTATATTGATACAGTTCTGACAAATAATTTTCTTTGTTCTTATGTATTCAATAAGTTTCTTTGGTTGCCACTTTATATAATTGTTTTGAGTTTTTCTATCTAAGTCTTCAAAGGATAAAGCGTAAGCATTATCTTTGTAGCTACAGACATGGCATCCTTGTGATTGTTTGTATTTGTTTAGCCAGTACCTTCTTCTATTATATTTTTTATAATATCTTTGCTCTCTTTCTTTTCTCTTACGATATTGAGCATCATATTTATCTTCTTTGTATCTTAGGTAATCTTGCCAAGCTCTATGGTCATCATTGATATCATTTTTAATTGTTATATTATTATTATTATTGTATGATATTTTTATATCCTTCATGGATTTCCTCCCTGTCAAACTGCCCCTGTCTAGTTCTCATCTACACAGGGGTTTTTTTATTTAAAATGGTGAGTTCATTTTTTTAATAGCTGGTTGGAATGGGTTACTCACACTACCATCATCAGTTACTTCAGAAATACGAAGGTTAAATTTCTTCTTACCTCTGGCAGTTTTGTATTCTGATGCGTATAATTGTAAAGAATATGTTTTACTTGCTTCAAGTGTCACAGTTTCTGCATCTATAGAATTTGTATTCTTATTCCAAGTACCAATTTGTGTAATGTTCTGACATAATAAATTCTCATTTTTTGTTTCTGTTGGTTCAAACAAAGTTACGTCCATTATTTTAGTATAAGTTGCCATTTTTTTCTCCTATTTTGATGTAATTTCTGTCCATTTATTTCTGAACAGTTTTTGTATTATCTTGTGGTCTATTGGATATCTTTGTTCTATTTCATTTATAAATGCTTTGTTCTTGGTATGCCAAGCACTAGCATTCTCTATTGTTACAAAGTTATCAATGTGAAAGCTGACCTGATATACTTTTAATTCAAAGGTATCTAATTCTCTTGCTTGGTCTTCAGTTTTTGTATCCCTGATAATAGATGGGCCATCTTCTATAGGCTCTTCTACTTCAGGTTCAGGTTCTGGCTGATTTGTAAACCGATTAGGGTTTTGAAAACTATCAGCTTCTTCTTCTGAATACACAAACCCACTAGCACCTATGAGTTTAAGTATTACCCTGTCTTTGGCACGTTTCTCAGACATAGCAAATGGATAGCTATTCTTTGAATTATGTGGACTAGCTTCACCTATTGACCATGCAGTTTTATCTCCATTAGTTCCTTGTACGAGCATAGCAACAATACCTTTTTCTGCTATTGTTTCTATGATAGTAGGCTTATCAAACATAATGCCTTGATGCTCAGCAATACGCTCTAACGCATCGTGATATATTACAGGAGTGCCATGACAATCCCAAGTAGCTTCTTGTTCGCTCATGCCAACAGCCTGTATCAAGTCTTTAAGATGTTGTGGTATCTGTCTTTTTTTCATCACCCTGCCTTATCAATCTGTTGTTTTCATTTAATAGAGTTACAAACGCTTGTAGGTTTTCTGTCATTGCATCTAATTCTTTTATTGTTTTAGATAACTTTATATTCATAACATCTATTTGTTGTTGTAGTTCATTTTGAAAGTCATTCATCTTTTGTAAATCTTCTTTCATTAGCTGTTCAAATTGTTGTTCTGTCATTCTATTCCCCATTGTAATTGTGCAATTTTATGTATGTCTGGGCCGTGATAGTTTTTTATTCTATCAAAGTCTGGTTGAACCATATCAAAGAGTGTGCGCCAGTTACCCCTTGCGTTTTTTAGTATGTTTTGTTGTACAAGCCATCTTTGTTTGACTAAGTTAAAGTGATAATCAAGACTATCTTTTTTAAGCAAGTCAGTTGTTTGTGCTGTGGCTATCTCAAATCCCTTTGATGTTACGAATAACAATGCAGGTTCTAGCCCTGTTGCTTTGTGATATACTGCCTGTTGAATTACCTGATTTATTGTAGGTTCGGTTCTAGGTGATGGTATTCGCCATGACCTAGTACCGTCCTTCTTCATTGGATTACGTGTGGGAAAGCTGCACTTTAAATCAAGCTCTAGTTTAGCTGATGCGTAATCAAGATACATCATACATGGCACATCAATACCATCTACATCCATCCATCTTTTGTACTCACCTTCGATTTCCTGATTGCCAAAATATTCTCTCATACCTTGTAATGCATGAGAAGCCATCTCGCTAAGATGGTTTTTGATTTCAGCGTGTTCTTCTGCATCCCTGCCATCATCAAAACCTCTTGGTTTATAAAGGCTGTATTTATAAGCAACTTCTCGTAGTGCTTGCTCAAAAGACTTTTGTTCTTGCACTCCTCTTGCTTTGATGTAGTTATCAAGACCTAAAGCTAAATCTACTATCTTCTGGACAGCCTTACCGCCTTCCATTTTAGCAGAACCTGGGTATCCTATCTTTAAATGATGGTCTATGAATAGCTTTAAGAAGTAATCATCAAGAGGTTGTGTACCACCTGATGCACTTACGTGCATGGCTCGACTGCCATATTCTTTTCTATAATCTGGTATCATTGTTTTCTCCTTCCTTGACCCTTCATATCATACCTATTGACAATATGTCAAATAGTTATTATGAATTATTTATTAACAAAAGAAAAGGACAATGAAATGGAAAACAAACAAGCATATAAAATGGTAAGAACAACTGACCCTGATACATCTATAGATGCAGCTATATCAATAGACCCAACACGATTGGAGTCTTTAGTATTAGATGCAATTAGACATTTTGGTGAATCAGGTGCAACTATGGATGAAGTTGATAGAGCATTACCTGACGTTAGAGCTGGTAGTATCTCACCAAGGTTTAAGCCATTAATCGAAAAGGGTTTTGTTATTGGTGATGGTAGGACACGTAAGGCTATTTATTCTAATAAACAACAAAGAATCTTATGGGCAGTTGAATTTTACAAGGAAGAAGAGCAATGACATTAGAAGAACATATAGTAAAACGTGGTATCTCTCGCAGATACTTTGCAAAGATAGCAAAGCTAGACCCAAGTTCAATTACTTTATTGATACAGGGCAAGCGCAAACCATCGCAAAAAACACTCACTAAAATATTTATAGCGAGTAAGGGTGAGGTTACTGCGGATGATTTCTATCATGGTTGATATAAAAATTGGTGATTGCAGAGATGTATTAAAAACATTGCCAGATAAATCTGTAGATTGTTGTGTAACATCTCCCCCTTACTGGGGATTAAGGGATTATCAAACAGGCACATGGGAAGGTGGTGACTCAGACTGTTTACACATGAGAACAACTAAAATATCTAAGAATACTGCTACAGGTCATAAAGCTATGGCACAGCAAGGTAATGTTGTGTCTGACGCAATTTATAAAACAAAATGCCCCAAGTGTGGTGCGGTCAGAAAAGATAAACAAATTGGCTTAGAAGAAACACCAGAAGAATACACAAAAAATATTGTTAATGTATTCAGAGAGGTAAGAAGAGTATTAAAAGATGATGGTACTTTGTGGCTTAACCTTGGTGACACATATTCATCAGGAGGCAGGGCAACAACTACTAACCAAACCTTGCGAGGTGATAAAGACTATGGAGTTACAAGAGCTGCATCACCTGAAGGTATTAAACCTAAAGATTTAATCGGTACACCTTGGCGAGTAGCTTTTGCATTGCAAGCTGATGGATGGTATCTAAGGCAAGATATTATCTGGCACAAACCTAATCCTATGCCTGAGAGTGTGCAAGATAGATGCACTAAGGCACATGAATATATATTTTTGTTAAGTAAAAGTAAGAATTATTACTATGATAACGATGCGATTAAAGAGAAGGCAACTGATTGGGGTACAAGAGATAGAGTGAATGGCAAGTATCACAATGAGGGTACTGGGTTGCAACCACATAGTGGTCTTGAAAAATCTTACGAAACAAAAAATAAAAGGTCTGTGTGGACTGTACCAGTAAAAGGATATAAAGAAGCACACTTTGCAGTTTTTCCTACCGAACTTATAGAGCCTTGCATACTAGCTGGGTGTCCTAAAAATGGCACTGTCCTTGACCCTTTTGGGGGTTCTGGCACTACTGCATTAGTAGCTGATAGGTTAGGTAGAAAATCTACAATAATAGAATTAAATAAAGATTATATTTCTATTGCTGATAATAGATTGTATCAAGATTCACCTTTGTTTGTGGATATAAATCATGGTTAATGGCAGAAACAAAGGGGCATCATTTGAAAGAGAGGTTGCAAACTATTTAAAACTGCACCTCTCTCTTCAAGATATCAAAAGAGACATCGAACAATACCGCACTGCTGATAGAGGTGACTTACTTGGGATAGATGGATGGACTATTGAATGCAAGCGATATAAGCGTCCTCAGTCCAGTGTAGGTATTTATCGCAAGGAGTGGTGGGAACAAGTGGTAAAGGCTTCTGAGAAGGCTAAAAACAAGCCTGTACTTATATTTAAGTTTGACCATCAACCTATACGCTGCGCTCTCTATCTAAAACATATCAATAATAAATATAAGGGTAATGATGTAGCGATTGTTACCCTTGAAGCTTGGGTAAAGCTCCTCTCTCTCTCTAGGGCTTGCGTGTCAATATAAAATATGATATTGAATAATTTCATTGTCTACGCGAGTGCATACATTGCATCACGCGTGCCTTTCTCTAAATAAGTGTTCTACTGCCCCTCAAAGGGCAAGTAGGACGCTTATTTAAGAGCATATATAATAATAAGAACGCGAAACACATATATATATCTCGCGTTCTATAGCCTATATATATAACCTATAGATATTATTTTAGTTCTGATTTTAAAGCTTGCATAGCTAACACTATAGCTTTTGGTATAGGATAGTTACCATACTCATAGTTAAATATAGTTTGCCTGGTTAACTCAAGTTTCTCTGCTAGTTGTATCCTAGTAAAGCCAAGTGCCTCTCTTTCTTTCATGAATTGTTGTTTAGTCATACTCTACCTCGTAGTTTATAGATGTTAAATATAGTTTTGGGTCTTGTGATACTGCTATCTCTGCATAATTAGCTGCATCCTCTCTGTTACTAGCCGTTATGTTTACTTTATAAGTTTGATAAAATGTTACTGTAAAACTTTCCTCATTCATTCTTTTGCATCCTCTTTTAAAACGTAATCCATATAGTAATCACCTGAAGGTGATTTAAAACCAAAAAAATGCCTGATATAAAACATTGCATTCTCTATTTCTCTGATGTCTGTAAGACATAAATCTTTAGTTTCATCTATGTTTTGAATAGCTATTTTAAGTTTGTTATGAATTTTAAGAAATTCTTTTATATTTTGTTTATCAAGTTTCATTTTTTTGCCCTCTCTCTTTCTCTTCTAAAATAAATCAAATGGATTAAAGCAGGAATTATATTCATTCCATTGGCTTTTATCCCATGTATTACAACCTAATAGCCAATTGATAATAATAAAATCAAACATAGCTACTGCTAATAGTGTTATCATTATTGCTATAAAAATATTAAACTTGGTCATTGTCTTATTCTCCCTCTACACCCTCTAATTCATCAATTAATACTCCAAGAGAAAGATACCAATCTCTTTCTTTCGGTTCCTTTTCGTATTGATTAACTGTAATTTCTTTTAATTTATCAGCTATCTCTTGATGTGTAAGTTTGCATTGTTTATTCATTGTCTTAATCCTTTTCATTGTTTATTGTTTAATTGTTATTTTGAAATATCCAAGTATGTTTAACTTTACCATCACCACCAACCACCGTGTGGTGTATTGGTGTTTTATCGTTCATTTTGTGCATAAATAAATATTCTACTATTTCAGCGATATTGATATGTTCTTGATTATCGTCATAATAGATATGACCATTTTTTACAGTTGTTTTGGCGTGCATTATTTTCTGATAAATATCCATTGCGATATCATAATTAGATAAATCTTTGTACATTGTCTTTATTCCTTTCATTGTAAAGTTATTTAACAATAAGTAATTTAGTCTAAGCCTATTGTCAATACTCACAAGTAAAATAATTTTACATTAATTATATGATACTATATTTTGTGGATGGTATTGTGTGTCAACACTATATATGGTATTAGTTACCTATTCTATTAGAGCTACTATTAGCTCGTGTTATATAGTGTAGTTTAAATATAGTTATTTTGTTGAGTGTGTTTTGTATAATTATCAAAAGACAGACATTACAATCTCATATGTGTATAGAACGCGATTGCCTATGCTATATATTTACAATGTGTAGCCTAGGCGGGGTATATTTTATAGCCATCACCCCCAGACAGGCGCACCACTCTATATATGTGTTAAATACTACTATCAACCACACAGTCAGGAGTATCCATGCCTAGAAAGTTAGCTAAGAAGGAAGATATTATATTACGTATGGTAGGCGATGGTATAAGTGTTAGTGAGATATGTAGGGGTATAGGTATTAGTAGGAATACTTTTTATCAGTATTTAAATGATAATAAGGATATTAAGGATGCTTATGAGATAGCCAAGAGTAGTTTTTCTTCTGAGTTTAGGAGTAACTATGAGGGTTTACTTGTAGGGGCTGTTACTGGTACTGCCAAGGTAGATGTTATGGCATTGAGGGAGATGGGAACGCACAGTAGGTGGTTAGAGTCTCATTGTAACTCTGAGGACTTTGGGGAGAAGGCTAAAGCTATGATGCAGTTAAAGACTGGTGATACTGAGATTAACATTGCTTGGATTACAGATGGCTCAGATAACAATACCTTATAAGCCTCGTGCGCCTCAAGCTGAAATGCATAACAGCCTGAGACGCTGGAATGTTTTAGTCATGCACAGACGTTTTGGCAAGACTGTTTTTGCTGTTAATCATTTAATTAAGGAATGTCTGACTTGTCCATTGCCAAGACCTAGGGTTGCATTTATTGCGCCTACCTTTACACAAGCTAAGAGAATTGCATGGGATTATGTAAAGTATTATGCCAGTGTAATACCTGATGTTGCTTTTAATGAAACTGAGTTAAGGGTAGATTTCCCCAATGGTTCTAGGTTGATGTTATTGTCTGCTGAGAATCCAGATGCACTTAGAGGTATTTATTTAGATTTGGCTATCTTCGATGAGTTTGGGATGCAGAATCCAAGAGTATGGGGGGAGGTAGTACGACCAGCCTTGTCTGACAGAGAGGGGGCAGCTGTATTTTTAGGGACTCCCGCTGGTCATAATCATTTTTTTGATTTACTGCAACAAGCAAAGAATGAATGTGAAGAAGGTTCAGACAAGTGGTATTGGAAGACGGTTAAGGCATCTGAGAGTGGTATTGTAAAAGAAGAAGAACTAGAAGCTGCTAAGAAGCAAATGACAGAAGAGCAGTTTGAACAGGAATATGAGTGTTCCTTTACAGCCAGTATTATTGGTGCGTACTTTGGAAAACTTATAACAGAAGCAGAAGATGATAATAGAATTACAAAAGTGCCGTATGACCCTTCATTGCCAGTACATACAGCATGGGATTTGGGGATAAATGATGCAACAGCTATTTGGTTTGCACAAGTTCATAGGGGCGGTGCGGTACATATTATTGATTATTACGAGAATAGTGGAGTGGGTCTCGACCACTATGCGGAAGTTCTTAACAGGAAAGACTTCGCATACGGTGACCATCTCGCACCCCACGACATTGAAGTCAGAGAACTTGGGTCTGGCAAATCGCGTTTGGAAACGGCTTTCTCGCTTGGTATTAGATTCAAGGTTGTTCCGAAAATAAAAGTAGCTGATGGCATCAATGCTACAAGGATGTTGCTACCTAAGTGTTTTTTTGATAGAGATAAAACACAGGATGGTGTTGATATGTTAAGACAGTACCGGCAAGAGTGGGATGATAAGAAGAAAGTGTTTCGTGACCATCCAAGACATGACTATACATCTCATTCGGCAGATGCCTTTAGATATCTTGCAACTGGACTTGAGCAAAGAACAAGAATGGTAAGACCGCCACAAACAGTTGCAGTAAATGAATATAATCCTTTTGCCATGTAAGGAGCAATAAAATGAGTTTCCTAAGTCCGCCAAAAACAATAGCACCACCACCGCCTCCTCCTCCTCCGCCAGAACCAGATATGGAATTAGGTGCAGCCCTTGCTGAAGAAGGTATGAGAAGGCAAAGAGTAGGCAGAAAAGGCAGAGGTTCTACCATTGTTGCAGGATTACTAGGTCAGGATACTGGCACAAGTAACACGATAATTAAATGACAGATGAAGAATTAAAAGCATTACTTAAACGCTTTGAGTATGTTGAAGACCAGCGAGATACATGGAATACCCATTATCAGGAACTGGCAGATTATATGCTTCCTAGAAAAGCAGAGATAGTAAAGAAGCGTTCCAAAGGCGAAAAGCGGATGGAACAAATATATGATGGCACAGCTTTGCAAGCCGTAGATTTATTAGCTTCTTCATTGCATGGTATGCTGACTAGCGGTGCATCACCTTGGTTTCATCTGGATGTTAAAGATACAGATATAAACAGAGATGATGATGTACGTGAATGGTTGCAAGATACCTCAAGACGTATGATGCGATTATTTAATCAATCCAACTTTGAAACTGAAGTGCATGAAATGTACGTAGATTTAGTTGTGTTTGGAACTGGCTGTATGTTTGTAGAAATGGGAGAAGACAAACAGCTTCGATGTTCTACACGGCATATATCAGAGTTTTATGTTCAAGAAGACCTACATGGCATGGTTGATACAGTGTATCGAAAGTATGAGTCTTCTGCAAAAGCAGCAGTACAAAGATTTGGGGAAGAAAATATTGGTGACCATATAGCCAAAGTATTTAAAAAGAATCCAGAAGAACCAGTTGAAATATTACATATTATAACACCTCGTATGGTACGAGATATTACAAAACGTGATAATATAAATATGCCATTTGCTTCTGTGTATGTGTGTAGTAAATCACGCATGATATTATCAGAAGGTGGCTTTGAAGAAATGCCGTTCATCGTACCTCGTTTCTTAAAAAGTACAGGTGAGATAATGGGGCGTTCTCCTGCGATGACGGCATTACCTGATGTTAAAATGTTAAACCTAATGAGTAAAACAATCATTCAGGCAGCGCAAAAACAAATCGACCCACCGTTACTTGTTCCAGATGATGGCTTTATGTTGCCTGTAAGAACACAGCCCGGTGGTTTAAACTTCTATCGCTCTGGTACAAGAGATACGATTACGCCATTAAATACAGGTAGCAATACTAACGTTGGCTTAAATATGGAAGAGCAAAGAAGACAGGCTATTCGCTCTGCATTTTATGTAGACCAGATACTTGTTGGTGGCTCTCCTAATATGACAGCAACAGAAGTTATACAAAGACAAGAAGAGCGAATGAGAGTTATTGGCCCTGTTCTTGGAAGATTAATGAATGAAATGCTACGTCCATTAATAGACCGTGTGTTTGCATTAATGTTAAGAGAAGATATGCTACAACAACCACCAGCATTAATACAAGGAAGAGATATTGATATAGAATATGTATCCCCATTGGCTATGGCGCAAAAATCAAGCAGTCTTAATAATACAATGAAGGCATTGGAAATATTAATGCCATTAGCACAGGCATTGCCTGTAGGTGACCACATAGACCCAGATGGTTTGGTGCGGCACATTACAGATAGTCTAGGTGTACCTAAAATGACATTAAAATCTCAACGTGAAGTTGATGCAATGAGGCAACAGCGTCAGGAAATGCAACAGGCTATGCAAGAACGTGAAGCATTATCACAGGATGTAGCCGATACCGCGCAAGCAGCGCAAGCAGTTAGGATGGTAAGTAAATAATGGTTACTATAATGTCAAAATTAGCAAAAAAAGATAAACCAAAAGGTAAAACAATTTTGCAACAGGTGTCAGATAGGGATTATTTTTTTGCAGAAGGAATATTAGACGATTATGCAAAAGGTAAGTTAAGTGGCGCACAAGCACAAAGAAGGTTAAAATCTGGAGGATTTAAAGCTGACCTTAGAACAAACAGAAGTTCTAACATAATTTTTGTAGAGCCATTAGGCAGTGGTAACGGATTTATGGTGGATCTTTAAAATGACAGAAGTGCAAACATTAGAGAATGAAGCCTATACACAAGATATGAGGCAAAAAGAAATAGAACAGCTAAGAGATATGTACACTCAAACATTTACATCTGAAAATGGCAAAAGAGTATTTACAGACTTAGCAAATAGATGTCACTGGATGACAACCAGTTATGTATCAGGAGATGCTAACGCATCTGCTTATGAAGAAGGAAAACGTGCTGTTTTCTTACACATTAACAATATGATTAATAAGGAGTAAAAATGGAAGAACAGATAGTCGAACAGGTAGACCAGCCAACTACAACGGTGCTAGAAACACCAGCAGAAGTAGCACAGGGCGGTTCTGGTAACGATTTCTTAAACCAGTTGCCAGAAGAATTACGCTCACATCCAAGTCTATCCCCCATAAAAGATGTAGGTAATCTGGCTAAATCCTATGTAAATGCACAACAACTTATAGGCGCAGATAAACTAGCTGCTCCCAAAAACCCATCTGAAGAACAGCTTGTTAAAATACATCAGTATCTAGGTGTACCAGAAACATCCGATAAGTATGAAGTTGCTGTTGATGGTAATGTAGTAACAGAAGAAGTTGCTAATAATTTCAGAGACATAGCACATAAACTTAATCTTACACCTAATCAGGTAAGTGGTGTTATGGAATATTATAAATCCACTGTAAGCACATCACAGGAAGAAGTAAGCAGACAACAGGAAACTTTAAAAGAAGAAACCATTAACGGGTTAAAAAAAGAATGGGGTCAGGCTTACGATGATAAACTTGCAAGCGTCAAAGGATTGCTTGGTAAGTTTGGAGACTCTGATATTTATGAATTAGAACTATCTAGTGGGTTAAAGTTTGGCGATGACCCTAGGGTTATAAAGTATTTTTCTGAAATTGCTAACTTTGTTAGCTCTTCTACTAGTGAAGATACAATTGCAGATGCAACACAAACACGTAAACTTACACCTAATGAAGCACAATCAGAAGTTAATTCTATTATGAACTCTCCAGAATACACAGATAAAAAGAACTATGTTGGAAGGCAAAGAGCCATAAATAGAGTAAATGAATTAATGGAAATGATACATGGATAATAATGACATTATCATTGCTAGAAACGAGTTAATATGTAACCTCTTGCAAACTTGTGCAAATAGGGATATTTTAGATATAAGCCAACTTGAACAAAAAGCAGAGTTGCTTTGGAGTTGGGTTGTAAAGGGTAGCGGTTCAAACCGTCCTGAAGACAATCGGATAGACGATAGTTCTACGGCAACTAAAAAGCCTAGGCGTGTCCGTGAGGGTAGCACATCGATAAAAGTATAAACGCAATTTGTGAAAGAAGGAGTTAAAAATGTCTTCACAAGTAACAACCGCGTTCGTGCAACAATATTCTGCTAATGTGCAAATGCTCTCACAGCAAAAGGGTAGCCGTTTACGTGACGCAGTTAATATAGAAAATGTTGTTGGTAAGAACGCATTTATAGACCAGATTGGTAAAGCGACAGCACAGCTTCGTACTAGCCGACATGGTGATACACCGCAACTTGATACCCCACACGCAAGACGTAGAGTATCATTAGCATCATACGAATATGCAGACTTAATTGATGACCAAGATAAAGTTCGTATGTTGATTGACCCAACATCACAATATGCACAAGCCGCAGCAGCTGCTATGGGTCGTGCTATGGATGATGTTATTATCGATGCAGCACTTGGTACAGCATCAACAGGAGAAACAGGTTCTGGTTCAGCTACGCTAGATTCAACAAATAACATGGTAGGTTCAGCTTCATCAAATGATGGATTGACCATTGCCAAGTTGCTTGAAGCAAAGCGTAAGATGGACTTAAACGATGTTGACCCTTCTATCGCACGTTACATTGCAGTAGGGCCAAAGCAGATTGAAGACTTACTTGGTACAACTCAGGTTACTAGTTCAGACTTCAACACTGTAAAAGCTCTTGCTCAAGGTGATATCAATACATTCTTAGGCTTTGAATTTATCATGACAAATCGCCTTGATGTAGATTCAAATGACATCCGTTCATGCTTTGCATGGGCAGAGGATGGTATTACCCTTGGAATAGGCAAAGATGTTTCTGCAAGAATTGATGAGCGTTCTGATAAAGGGTATGCAACTCAAGTTTACTATTGCATGGATATTGGTGCGGTGCGGATGGAAGAGTCCAAAGTCGTAAAAATATTCTGTGATGAAACACCAGACTAAGATAGGAGAATAGAAAATGACAACTAAAAATTCCGACTTAGTCGCAAATTATCTTGCTCTACCTCAAGTTGCTAATCCAGCAAGTGAGTTAGGTGGAAGAATCAGAATAGCATCAGGAAACGTAGCATTGGCTGCTGGTGACAGCACAGACAATGATATAGTTTATCTTGCTCCTATACCATCACACGCTAATCTTGTATCTATCAGGATTGGAACAGATGCATTAGGTGGTTCATGTACTTACAATGTTGGCTTATATAAGTTAGACAATACTGTTGTAGATGAGGACTGTCTTGCAACTACTGTTGCAGATGGAGCAGCCGTTGCTGAACTTCGCTATGAAGTTCTTGACTTAAATACAACAGGTCAAAAGCTTTATGAGCTTGGCGGTTTAAGTACAGACCCAAATGAACCACTTTATGTAGCAGCTACTTTTGCAGCTACTGGTGGAACAGCAGGAGACATGGCATTTATTATTGAATATGCCGTAGACTAAATAATTTGGGGCAGTGCTGACTCATGATAAGGTACTGCCCTAACATAATTTAAAGGATAAAAGATATGTCTTCTGTTGTTGATATTTGTAATGAATCAATGGATTTACTTGGTGCAGCTACAATAACTTCCCTTGATGAAAACTCCAAAGAAGCCAAATTATGTAACAGAAGATTTACAACAGTGCGTGACCAAGTATTACGCTCACATCCTTGGAACTCTGCTATACGCAGAGCATCATTAGCTAAAGATTCTGATGCACCTGCATTTGGATTTACAAGCCAGTTCTCCCTTCCTACAGACCCATTTTGCTTACGTGTTTTATCCTTTTATACTGATAGTATAAATCAAGATATAGCTGCATATGAATCACAGGTTATGTTTAAAATAGAAGGAAGAAAAGTATTATCGGATGAGACAGCTTGCAAGATAATATATGTAGCAAGAGTTACCGATACAGAAGAATATGACAGTTTGTTATCAAGCACAATAGCACATAAACTAGCCTCTGAAGTTGCCTATGCAATTACAGGAAGCTCATCCTTATCAGGGCAGATATATCAATTATATCAAGCCAGATTATCAGAAGCTAAAGCAATGGATGCTATGGAAGGTGTACCAGATAGATTGACCTCAAGTGAATTTATTGATGTAAGGGTATAATATGGCGCGAGTGTCAACCATAGTAACTAACTTCCAGTCTGGCGAACTAACACCAAGACTTGAAGGAAGGGTAGACTTACAGAAATACAGTGCTGGTGTTCAAACCCTACAGAATATGGTTGTCTTCCCTCAAGGCGGTATTACCAGAAGAACAGGTAGTTACTATGTTAATTCATCAAAAGATGGTGGCGAGGTTAGACTTGTAAACTTTGAGTTTGGTGCAGATACCACATCAGAAGAGCCTGTATCTTATGTATTAGAGTTTGGACTAAACTATATACGTTTTTATAATAATGAAGCGATATTAACAGAAGCTACCAAAGCTATATCAGCTATTACCAAAGCAAGCCCAGCGGTGGTTACAGCATCATCTCATGGCTATAGTAATGGTGATAGAGTATTTATCAAAGACATTGTAGGCATGACGGAACTCAATAACCGTGAGTTTACCGTTGCAAATCAAACAACCAATACATTTGAGTTATCTGGTATTAATAGCTCTGCTTTTACAACTTATGGCTCTGGCGGTACATCTGGTAAAATAGTTGAGATAACTACCACATATACAGTAGCACAGGTAAAAGAACTAACCTTTGCACAATCAGCAGATGTAATGTTCATAGCACACAGAAGTCATGCACCAGCGCAACTTACTAGAACAACGGCCACTTCATTTACACTTGCTGATATGAGTTTTGTAGATGGCCCTTATGAAGATGAGAATATAGGAACAACAACAATTACATCAGATGCAAACACAGGTACAGTTACACTAACTGCTTCTGCCGATTTATTTGCATCATCTGATATAGGCTCTTTGTTTAGATTTAGAGATATTGTTGAAGTGCAACATGACGCGTGGTCTACGTCTGATACCTATTCACAGAATGATTTAGTTAGACATAATGGCAATGTGTACAAGAAAACAGACGCTGGGAGTAATGAGCAAACAGGAGCGCAAGCACCTGTTCATACATCAGGCTCAGAGGTGTATGGCAATCATACATGGCAGTTCCAACATAGTGGTACAGGATTTGTAAAAATAACAGCCGTTGCTAGTGCTACATCAGCTACAGCTATCGTGCAGAATAATTCTGTAAATGGGAATATAAATACACTTGTATTGCCAAAGAACTCCACAGATGGAACAACAAGATGGTCAAGGGGCGCATTTAGTACACGAAATGGGTTTCCAAGAGCAGTTGCATTTTATGAAGAAAGATTATTTTTTGCTGGTACAACAGCACAGCCACAAAGTATCTTTGGCTCTGTAACAGATGATTTCACCAATCATAGCCCTGGCACAAACGATGATGATGCAATAAATGTAACAATAGCATCTGATAAGGTAAATGTTATAAAACATTTAATACCGGGACGTTTTTTACAAATACTTACAACAAGTGCAGAGTTTACATTATCTGGTGGTACGCAAGGGGCTGCGGTTACTCCTACATCAGTAAACGTATTACGAGAAACTACCTTTGGCACATCAAATGTGCGCCCACTTAGAGCAGGAGCAAGCACCATATTAGTGCAGAAAAGTGGCGAGAAAGTAAAGGAAGTTACTTTTGATTTGAATACAGATGGTCTAGTGGGAAGAGACTTAACAATATTAGGAGAACATCTAGCTAAAGGCGGTCTTACAGATATGGTTTGGCAACAAGAGCCAGAGCTTATCTTATGGTTTGTGCGCTTTGATGGAGTATTGATAGGTCTTAGCTATGACCCTGCAAACAATACAGTTGGATGGCATCAGCATCAGTTTGGTAATTCTGGTGTGGTAGAAAGCGTTACATCTATACCTAGCGGTACAGAAGACCAAGTATATTTATCAGTCAAACGTACTATCAATAGTATTACAACAAGACATATCGTATATCTAAAATCATTTAATTTCTCTCAGAAAGTAAGAGATGCTTTTTTTGTAGATTCTGGTGTTACCATAGAAAACACAGCTAAGACTATTACAGGTGCTTCATTATCTACAGACCAAGTAAGCAGTGTTACAATAGACCATCAGACAGTTACTATTACATCTTCTTCACATGGTTTTAGCAATGGAGATGATGTGGTTATTAATGATGTAGTGGGCATGACTGAATTAAACGCAGACAGTTTTACCGTATTTAACTCGCAAACAAATACATTCGAGTTAGCAAACCCAGCAAGTAAAAGCATTAAATCAATTACCAAAGCAAACCCAGCAAACATTAATATTGATAATCATGGCTTTGCTACCAATGACCAGATAGCCATATTTGATATCGTAGGTATGACAACTGTTAATAATACAGGGGTTATCGTAACCAAAGTAGATGATAATAATTTCACGATAGGTGTTGATTTAAGTGCAGTAAGTGGATTCCCAGCAGCCAAAGTAAATAATGGAAGTGGTATAACTAGTGGTGCTACGGTCATTGATATCGATAACGTGTCAGGTACAATATCAACAGGTATGGTGGTAACAGGAACAAACATTGCTTCGGGAACAACTGTTGTTGCGTTGGCTGGTCAAGCAAAGATTACGCTATCTACTGGCACAACAGGTGCAATCAGTGATGATGCAGATTTAGTATTCTTACCCAACAGCGGTGTAGTACGTAAGGCAACTAACGGTACGCCTTTTACAACTTACATATCAGGTGGTGAAGCACGTAAAAAAGTATCTGCTGTTACAGGTGTTAATCATTTAGAAGGCGAGACTATAGCTGTTCTGGTAGATGGCGCAAGTCATGCAGATAAGACTGTTACAAATGGCAGTATCACATTAGATAGAACTGGCGGTGTTATCCATGTTGGGTATAACTATGATTCTTTAGTTAAGACTTTGCGTATGGAAGGTGGTGCAGAAGACGGCATATCACAAGGAAAGATTAAAAGAATACATGGGGTAACAGCACGATTTATAGATACAGTTGGCGCAGAAACAGGGCCAGATGTAGACAATCTTGACCGTATGCCATTCAGAGATAGCAGTATGGCTATGGATGGCCCAATACCATTATTCAATGGTGATAAAGAAATATTCTTCCCATCTGGGTATGATAATGATGCACAGGTTGTTATAAGACAAAACCAGCCCTTGCCTATGACCATACTTGCAATTATGAGAAGGTCTAATACATTCGATGCTTAAATTAAGAACATTTGATAAAAAAGATATAGATAACATAGACTTAGAGTTTGTTATTGAAAAGCAACACAAAGATGCTTTTATCGCACCAGAACGAATACATGGTTATACGTTAATGTATGATGATGTTATATTAGGTATGGGCGGTGTTCATTTTATGTGGGGCAAGGTTGCAGAAGGTTGGTTTTTTATATCTAAACTAGGTAAGGTAAAATACAAATCTGTGGTAAAGCATACCTATTATATGTTTGATGTAATAGAAACAGAAAACAATATTGATAGAATACAGGCTAGTGTTTCAGCAGATGACCCAACAGCAATACGATTTGCAAAATGGCTTGGCTTTGAGAATGAGGGTTTGATGAGACAATATGGTGTAGATGGCGGTGATTATTACCGCATGGCGAGGATAAAGTAATGCCTGATGGTGGATTAACAGCATTAGCCGTAGGTGGTCAGGTTCTTGGCGGTATCATGGGTTCAAAAGGAAACCAAGCTGCTGCTAGGTCTGCACAACAAGTAGCTGAATATAATGCACAGGTTGCTGAGAATGAAGCAGTTCTTTTACAAAGACAAAAGAGAGAAGAAGAGTCTGCGCTTAGAAGGCAGTCTGACAGGCTTATAAGCACCCAGAGAGTCGCTACAGCAACTTCTGGTATAAGAATGTCTGGCAGTCCATTACAGGCTATGGCAGACGCTTATTTCAATACAGAGAAAGATGCAGCTAGAATACAATACGCATCAAGCATACAGCAAATGCAAAAGGAATCAGAAGCAACTTTATCAAGGCTTGAGGGACAAGCAACAGCACAAGCATTAAGAACGCAAGCACAACAATCACTACTTGGTGGGTTTACTAGTGCTGTATCAACTTATGGGAATCTAGCGTAATGCCTAAAATACCATTATACAATCAGGGGGCAGGGCCAACACAAGGACTAGCTGCTGGTCAGTTATCGCCAAGAGCAAGTACAGCAGCCTTTACTGCACCAGGTAGAGCCTTTGCAGGGTTTCAGCAAACACTATCGCAAGCAGGAAAAGTAGCCGCTGACTTTGAACTAGCACAACAAAAGATAAATGCAGATACGCTAGAAACACAGCTTACATCTGACCTTAATGAAAAATTTTCAGAGCTAGAAAATAAACGTATAAGTGATGTGAAGGTATTTGAAACTGAATCAAAAAATATATTTGATGAGTTAAATTCACAGATTGATAATGCCGGTAGAATAAATTCAAAGTTAAAATCTACACTTAAAAACAATTTTAATGCTCGTTTTTCAGCTGCGTCTATCGGTGGTAAGCAAAATGCTTTCACAAGAGGCATTGAAAATCAGGCAGAAAGTGCTGTGCTTGGTTTAAAAGCAATATCTAAATCTATGATAACAAGCCCACAATTTTTTGAAGCTGGGTTAAACGATGCTCAAAATATATTTGAAAATCTGAAAGCATCTGGTGCAGATAGATTAGTAGAATTAAGTTTTGATCAATTCAAATCAGAAGCAATACAAGAAGATTTTGCTGTAAAGGTAAGAACATTTGATACAATAGATCAAGTAAAGTCTCAATTAGAAAACAGCACGACAGATAAAGGCTTAACATCTTCACAAATTAGTGCGTATCAAAAAATAGCAAATGCACAAATATCCAAAATAAGTTCTGATGCATTTGATGTTGCTCTAACAGCTATACAAACGTCAAATATACCTTCCTTTGAAATAGATGATATTATTGATGAAGCTAATAAAACACAAAAAATTACATACAACGGAGAAGTAATTGCAGATTTAACTCAAATAGGTAGAGAAAACTATCCAAATCTTCTGGCACAACTGAAAAATAGAGCAGATGATGTTCTTGCTGAAAATCTTACTAATCAAAGTGTTTTACTGAACGCTACGGATGATGTGCTTACTCAAATGCAATTTAATTCAACAAGTCCTTTGGGATTAACTAAAGAAGAAGAGAATAATGGTAATCTTAATTTTTTAGATAATCGATTAAAAAGAATTGATGCAGCGATAGGAATAGACCCTAGCGCAGTATCAGTAGAAGAAGTAGATAGAATTGTTGCAGAAACTTTAAATATTTTATTGGATGAAGATTTAATCGATGGTCAACCTTCTTATTTAAACTTTGGTGAAGACATTGGAAATAAAGCAATAACTGTACTGAACAGTGCAGAAAAATTAAAACAAAGCGTAAGAACTGCTGTTGCAAATGGTGTAGAAGTAACAAACTATTCAAATGCACTTACAAACAATCGTGGTATGTTTGTCAAAGACGGCATCTCATCAGATAATAGAGTTACAGCAGTCAATCAAACAATGGCAAAATTATCAGATGACCCCAACAAACAAGTTGATTTGCTTGCTCGTAATAATGAAACATACGGTGCTTTTACAGCAGTATTAGTAAATGGATTCAATGAAGCATTAATACCAGAATATAATCCATTAGAAGCAGGAGAAAACGACCCTGTTATGCAAGGTCTTGAGCTTTACAGATTGATGGAATTTAGAAATGAATCGATTGTAAGCAATCATTTATCTGACCCAAAAGCAAGAGCATTTTATGAAACAGTCCTTGAATTAGAGCAAAGTTTTTCAACAGAACAAGCTATAGCTACCGCAAAAAGAATTGACCTTGATATTGATATGTCTATTCCAATGAAAAAAGTAGATGAACAGTTAGCTAAAACATCTGAAGAAATGGCAGATAAAAATTGGTATGCTTTTATTCCTTTCATGGCAGATACAAAATTTGTTCCAGAAAATATCTCAGCTATGAAAGCTGATATAAGAGATTTGGCTGAGAATTTTGTTAGACTTGGAATGGAGCCAACAAAAGCAGTTGAAAGAGCTGCAAAAGATTATGGTAAAAATCACAAAAGAATAAGAGGTATGTCTATTCAAATAACTACTGATTTACCAGAAGATATTGAAGAGTTGGCAGATATAGCAGCAGAAGCTGCTATGAAAGTAATTCCAGAGGATGCTTATGAAATAGATGATTTATCTATCGCACCTGTATCAAAAGATAGAACAGATAGATTTATTGTTGTTTATTCTGGTGGTTATCCTGTTCAAGATAAGGAAGGTAACTTTATTGAATACGAAGTAGGTAAACCAATTATAGGTGAACAAGTTGGCTTTATGGGTTTGCAGCCAACTGAAATAGATGGCAGACAAGTGTACACAGCTAATACACTTAGAGGTATGAGAGATGCTAAACAATTATCGGCAAGAACAGTTTCTTTAGCTCAAACAATAGCAAAACAAAACATACAAATAAAATTTAAAACAGGAGCAGATGAATATTCTGGTTTAACTCGCAAAGAAGCAAATCTTTTAAAATCACAACAATTGAAACAAGTTGAAAATATTGGTGCAGTACCAGAAATACAAAAAGACACAAGAACCCCTGTATCAGCACAGATGGCTTTAAGAGAAACTATGGCTGAGAAAAAAGAAGAGTTTGAACAACAACAAAAATTTCAACAAAGTCTTCTTGGTAATCAATAATGTCTGCTCAAACCATTAATATTTTCTTACAAAGATTACCAGAATATGAAGGCACAACGTATCATAAAGATTTAAAGGGTATTGAGACTGCACCTTTGGGTATTGTTATTAATAATCGGCAAAATCAATCTATTGCTCAAAATCTTAATATTACTTTAGATAAAAACATATCTGTTAGCGATGCTGAAAAAATAGCAAGAGCAAGAGCAGAGCAAGATTTTACGGAACTTACTAGTTCTATTGGAAATAATTTTACACAATTAAAACCAGAGTATCAGGCTATTGTTCTTGATGCTAAATATAATGCTGGTACATTTCCCAAACTTGCTGAAAATCTTAACAACTTCCAAACATCGCCGACTCCAGACAACAGAACTGCTGTTATAAAAGAGTCTAGGAGAGTTGTTGGTGGAAAGCCTGTAAGGGGTTTAGATAATAGGGCTTTTAAAGTTTTATTTGATTCTGGCATTGTATCATCATTAGATGACGTAAAGCCTATCCTTACACTTGCAAATACAACTGATAGACAGCCTACAGCTAAACAAGATAGAGATGATACACTTGAAAGTTTAACATTTGCAGAGTCTGTGCCTGGAACACCAATACCCAAGAAAAAACCAGAGTCTCCATTGCCAGTTGGTAGTATGCGTTTTACTGGTACATCAGAAGCACAACCAGAAGAAAGGCTACCTTCACGGTTTATTGAAACAAGACAACCAGATACACAATCGGTGCAAACCGTTACTGATTCAGAAGAGCCTTTGTCTATCATCGAAACAAGAGAAGAAAAAACCCAACAGGCTGAACCAGAGCCAGATATACAAATATTAGAGCAAAGAGCAGTAGATGAGCCAGTTATAGAAGAGCCTGATAATATTGCTTTACTAGAAAGAAATAAACAGATTCAGGAATCTAAAAATATTCCAGAAATAACACAGCCACCAGACACCTTTAAAAAACCAACAAGAGATACAAATCTTCTTACTCCATCAAGACCCATTCCAGCATCACAGATACGAGCAACAGAAAGAGCTTTTGAAGCAGAAAAGAAAACACTGAGTCTTGATATTGCAAAAAGAGTAATTGATGAAGATTGGGGTCTTTCTTATGTTTTTGAGGGAAGAGAAGAGTTCAAACCAGACCCAGATTTTGAACTAACAGAAAGTTTTTCTAAAGAATTGATAGCCGACTTACCAGAAGATTATCATGCGCCCATATTAGAAAATAGTTTTAGTGAATCACAGGCGCGATTTCAAAGACAGGAAGCATTGAAACAGTTTGCTTTTGACAAGGATATAGGCGAGTTGGGATGGAAAGGTGTTGCTTTGAGAATGGGTGCTGCTGTAGTAGACCCTTTTGCTATAGCAGTAAGTATTGCAACTGAGGGTGTAGCTGCACCTTTGATTTGGGGTAATAAATTATCTAGGCTTGGCAGAGTATTTAGAGGAGCAACAACCGCTGGTGCAACAAACGCAGCCATTGAAGCATATCTTGTAAGCCAGAATGATTTTAAAGATCCATATGATATACTATACGCAATGAGTGCTGGTATTGTTCTTGGTGGCGGTGTGGGTGCATTGGGAAGAACAGATACGTCTGACCCTATGATAAAAGCACTCAGTAGAATGGCAACACACGCAGACAATGCACAAAAGATTGAAACAACAAATGCAATTAAAGCAAACGTATTAGATGGTGATCCGAATAATGAATTATCAGTTGGTGCTGCTGTAAATCCAGATTCTTTGCCAAATCAGGTAAAAGAACTACGTTCTGATATTGATGATGTATTAGATAAAGCAGGAGAGCCAGTAGAAGCAGCGGCTACAAAATTAGGGCCAGTACCACTTAGATTTGATATGGCTGGGTATTTATTAAACAGTCCAAACAGGATAGCTAATTTTTTAGGAAGAATATTACCAGAAGACCCTGTTGGATTTAGAAAAGATAAAAATCTTGTTATACAAGAGTCAGCAGATATTTTAAAAACAAATTCTATGAAATCATCTTTTGCACGATTTTACCAAGTGTATGATACGGCTTATAAAGACTGGGCTAAAGGGCAAGGTTATGGTATTTTTAAAAGAACATTTAATGTTCCTCGCAGAGAGTTTGGAGAACTCGTTGCAGATGCTATCGAAAACCCAGATTTGCCAGTAAGCGCACCAATAAGAACAGCAGCAAATAGACAAGCAGAAATACAAAGAGATTTATTAAGAGCAGCCAAAGAAGCAGGGGTTGAAGGGTTTGAAAATGTACCTGAAAATTTAAGTTATTTTACTCATCTTTGGGATGATTTTAAATTTAGGGATGCATCAGATAAATTTTCCACAGATTCGGTAATAAATTTGCTTACACGTTCTTTGATGAAAGGAACAGAAGATTTGCAAGAAGATGCTGCTAAACAAATTGCAAAAGGAATGTATATAAAATTATCAAGAAGTGCTGCTGGTATGGATGCTGGTGCTGCTCGATTGTTTAATGCAACCGATAGAGATGTTATGAGACAAATATTAATTGATGAAGAATATATGTCTGCTGAAGATGCAGATAAGTTAATGGGTTTATTTTCACAAAAACCAGATGGAACACCAGCTAGAGCAAAACGCAGATTACGTTTTGACATGAACCATGCAGAAACTGCTGTAAATAGAAAAGGTGTTCAAGAAGTATTAAGAATCAAAGACTTACAGGACAGAGACGCAGAGCAAGTATTCACACGATATGCAGCAGAATTATCAGGCAGAAATGCACTTGCTAAAGTAGGAATAAAATCAGAAAGAAGTTTTAAC